GAAGCACTTCATCATCTTCCAAAAAATTTAGATATTCTTTTACTTCGTTTTGTGAGCATTCCCAATATTCTGCTAAATAGGTTAATAACTCACTTTTATGCTGTTTAACATTTGACTTAATATATTTATTCCACTTATTATTTTTTGGAATATATTCCCTATAAATGGTATAAATCTCTTTTTTGTTTTGGGGATTAATACTTTGTACTTCATTTACAATATCTATATAATCCTGATTCATAGATATAAATCTATGTACCATGTAACTATTCCAAATATCCCAATCTTTATCAGAAAAAGAGGAGGGATCAGCCTTAATATAATTTATTTGTTTTAGCCAATCCCAAATATTTTTAATCATTAGATTCAGTCAAAAAACTTTCATCAGCTAATTCTTCTCTTAATTCCAATGGTAATCCATCCGCAACAATTTTATCATTGTAAGGATCAATAAATACTGGAATAGGCATAATAGCATCTGAATCAGTTCCAGCTACATATTTAGAAATTTTTCTTAATATAACTGCTGATTTAAATATGCTTGTACCTTTAGAATTCTTAACTCCTGAAGTAGTAGTTAAATCTACTTGCATTTGTGGTCTTTGTTGAGGATTTCCTCCTCCTGCTTGTCCATTCATTTTTGTAAAATTAAATTATTGATTAAACTCATTATATTAATTTCCTTGTCAATTCGGAAATTAGCTTTGTATTGATGGTCATTAACTAAAACAGCTACTGTACCTTCTTTACCTGGTAGAAAATCACTAGCATTAACAAATAATTCTCTGAATAATTCTTCATAATCATCTGTATTAGCATCAGCTATGATTTGCCTAATATTTTTAAAACTAGGTTTATCTTTACCTAATTCACTTATTACTTTATTGACATAATTAGATGAAAATAAAACAGATTTATCTAATTTAAGTTGTGAATTAACAGTATTAGCTTGGATAGCATTAATACACTTTCTCAAATCAGGATAAAACTGGTTTACTATACTAATTATATCTTCATCTGTATGTCTAATATTTTCTTGATCTAATATTTTTAACAAATGAAGTGCTGTAATTTTTTTAGTTGGAGGAACTACTTTTAATACTTGGCATCTTGATTGTAGTGGATCTATTATACGCTCCACATAATTACAAGTTAAAATAAATCTAGTAGTTCTGGAGAATGTTTCTATTATATTACGTAATGATGCCTGGGCTTGAATAGTAAGAAAATCAGCTTCATCTAATATAACTACTTTAAGTGGTTTAAATGATGCTACAGATGCAAAACTAGATACTTTATCTCTAATTGTTTCAATACCCCTTTCATCACTAGCATTTATATAAACATAATCACATTCTAAATTATGTACTATTAATTTAGCTAATGTTGTTTTTCCTGTACCAGCAGGTCCATAAAATATAAAATTTTGAATATCATTTTGTTCTAGATATTTAGATATTACATTTTTTATATTTTTATTACCTACATAATTATCGAGTACGTTAGGTCTATATTTTTCTACTAATAAACTATGATTAGTATTCTCCATAAATAGAATATTGTTTAATTGGTTCTGGTTTTACTTCTTCTTCTGTAGTTGAAATCGCATATAACTCACTTTTAAGGGGAGCTAACCTATACTCCCCTTTAAAGCCAGTTTTAACCATATACGCTTCCAAGGTATCAGTAAGCGTTTTATGGACTTGACCATCAGGTTCATTAGCAACAAGTCTCCACTTGTCTCCTGGTGGTACTCTGCGAGCAATTAAGATATTCTCTTCTATAACCTTTGTTTTTGCCATAACTATAATATACGAAAATTTCTACTAAAATCCAACTCCAGGTTGAGGAACTCCATTATTTTCGTAACCCCTATCTTTAAATTCATCTCCATCCTTATCTTCAATAATGGTACATTCAGTTAATAAAACTGTACCAGCTACTGAAGCAGCGTTTTGTAATGCTAATCTAGTAACTTTAGTAGGATCAATAACACCTTCTTCTTTATAATCTACTACTTTACCTTTATTAACATCAATACCCGCCCAGTGATCATTACCTGAATCTACTAATTTATATTTACCCATAATTTGAGCATCAGTAGTACTATAACCAGCATTGACTAATATTTGTTCAAATGGTTTACCACATGCTTTATAAACTATTTGTCCACCTATAGTATCTGTGTTTTTAATACTTTCTCTAGCATATAATAAAGCAACACCTCCTCCAGGTAACACACCTTCTTCAATTGCAGCTTTTGTAGCATGTAATGCATCATCAACTCTATCTTTTCTTTCATTCATTTCGGTTTCAGTAAAACCACCAACATGAATAATAGCTACTCCACCTACAAATTTGGCTAATCTATTTTGTAATTGTTCAACTTCATAAGGTGTATTTGCCTTCTCTATTTGATGTTCAATTTCCTCTACTCTCTTTTCTATATCCTTAGCATCACCTTTTCCATCAACAATAGTAGTTTGTTCTTTTTCTACTGTAACTACTCTAGCTTCACCAAACCAATCCCAAGAGAATTTATCTAATTTCATTCCCTTATCTTTACTAAACACAGTACCTCCTGTAGTAATAGCTATATCTTCAAGTACAACTTTTCTTCTATCACCAAAATCAGGAGCTTTAACAGCACAAACACTTAATGTACCTCTCATTTTATTAACAATAAGAGTTGCTAATGCTTCATTATCAATATCTTCCGCTATGATTAATAATGATTTGCCTTGAGCACCTACTGCTTCTAAAATAGGTAATAATTCTTTAACTGAAGATAATCTACCATCAACAATAAGGATAGCAGGATTCTCTAATACTGCAGTCATATCATCATTATTAGTAACAAAATAAGGTGATTTATAACCTCTTGCAAACTGCATACCTTCTACTGTTTCAATAAAATTATCTCCCGTTCTTGAAGATTCAATATGAACAACACCTTGTTGACCTACTTTATCTATTGCCGTAGCAATTAATTTACCTACTTCAGAATCATTATTTGCGGATACTGTAGCAATTTGTTCTAATTGATTTTCATTATCAATATCCTCATTAATATTTTTAAGTTCAGAAATAACATTCCTAACAGCTAAATCAATATCTCTTTTAATTTGAACAGCATTTTCTTTATTATCTAAAGCAGTAATACCATCTTTAATCATTTCTCTAGCAAGTAAAGTTGATGTTGTTGTTCCATCACCTGCTTTATCTGCTGTTTTAATTGCTGCCCATTTAATTAACTGTACTCCTAATTCCTGATTAGTTTCTTTTAAAACTATATTTTTAGCAACTGTAACACCATCTTTGGTACTTAATGGTGCTTCAATAATTCCCCTACCTATAACAACATTTCTACCATTAGGGCCTAAAGTAGAAACTACAGCATCAGCTAAAGTATCAATTCCCTTAACTAAATTTTTTCTGGCTTCTTTACCAAATTCGACTTTTTTCATATTAAATATCTGTTAAATTTTCTTTATCTTCTTCAGTGACTTTAGTTTCGGCTAGTACGTCTTCTACTGGTACTTTTACTTTTGCTAAAATCTGGTTTTCAGGACCAACATAATACTCTTCTCCATCAAATTGAAGTTTAGTAAATCCCATAGTAGGTAAGACAACTCTATCTCCTACATTAATTGTTGTTTTTAAAAATTCTCCTGAATGTGTATGTTTTCCAGGACCAACAGCCAAAACTTCACCTACCTCATTTAATTCCTTACCCATATCTGGTACAATAATACCTCCATAAGTAACTTCTTCGTTTTCAATAGGTTTAACTATAACTGCGTCAAATAGTGCTTCTAAATTCATTTGTAAAACTTTTTATTCTTTTTTCAATACTTTTAAATTCCTCAATAACCTCGGTTAATGACTCGTGCTGTGATTTTGTGTGCAATAATTCATGTGCTATCCAATTTAATGCTCCAGATAAATTAGGCCAATAAGTTTGGGGTTTAATATATTCATTTCCTTTACCTTTTGTTCTAAAATGGTTAGCATTTGGTTTAACAGTCATTTGCACTGTATAACAGTGGTCATCCTTAGTTATAAAATAAGGTTCCAAATTTGGATCCTTAATTACTGTAAGTTGTTTGCTATTTTTCATAACGACAATATACGTAAAAACATTTGCTAGGACACGTTTTTTTTATAAAACTATTACTTTATTTTAATAGATTTTGGTTTAGCTTCTTCAGCTAAAGGTATAAATATTTCTAATAGACCATTTGCTAAAGTAGCATCAATATTACCTAAATCAAATTTAGGTGCTATTTTATACCTTAAATCAAATGATTTTTTAGATAAACCATTATGAATCATTCCGGAATGCATTTTACCGTCATCCCCTCTTTCTTCAAAAGGTTTAGTATAACTAATTTTTAAAATATCCCCTTCAATATCTAAGACTACGTCTTTTTTAGTAA